AAACAGTAACGGTATATGATCCAAGTTCTGGTTGGGGTGGAAGGATACTCGGTGCTATGTCTGTTGGTCGCCCAATGCATTATGTTGGAACAGACCCAAATACAGATAACTTTATTGATGAATTAGAAATAAGTCGTTATGAATACCTTGCAGACTTTTTTCTAAAATCAATAGGTGAGCGAGGTACAAATGTATCTTCAAACTTCTTTGTTACAAATGAAAATCATACATACGAACTTTTCCAAGATGGTTCAGAAACAATTCAGTTCAATCCTAAATTTCAAAAGTATAAGGGTAAGTTAGATTTTGTTTTTACTTCTCCACCATACTTTAATAGAGAAATGTATTCCGATGATGCAACTCAATCGTATAAAGCACATAGTGAGTATGCGGATTGGCGTGATAACTTTTTACGCCCAACATTAGAAACAGCGGTTGCTTATTTGAAATCAGACCGTTACCTTTGTTGGAATATAGCTGATATTAGAATTTCAACTAACAAAATAGTTCACCTTGAAAAAGATTCAATTGATATTTTAGAATCATTAGGAATGGAGTATGTAGGTAAATTTGGAATGGCGATGGGTAGAATGATTGGAAACTCTGACCAAGAAAAATTAGCAGAAAGAACTGCTAATAAAGTTTTCCATAAAGGTCAATGGTGGAAACAAGAACCTATTTTTATATTTCGTAAGCCGTTGGTAGATAAGGAATAAATTCGTATATTTGTAGAAATTAATTATTAAAAATATAGGTTATGTATGTTTAACACATCTCATACAATTTGGAACGAAAAGTATCGTCCCGAAACACTTGAAACTTACGTTGGGAATCCAACAGTTAAAGAAACTTTTGAACAATATATTAAAACCAATGATGTACCGCACTTACTTTTACATGGCGATGCTGGTAGCGGTAAAACAACTCTTGCTAAGATTGTTGCGAACTCTATCGCAAAAGATAACTACATTTATATCAATGCGTCAGACGAAAACTCCGTAGATACTGTTCGTGATAAAATCAAACAGTTTGCTTCTTCAATCGGATTTGGTGGATTAAAAATTATTATTCTTGATGAAAGTGATTATCTTACGCCCAATGCTCAAGCAGCACTTCGTAATGTAATTGAAACATTCAGTAAAACTACTCGTTTCATTTTAACGTGTAACTATGTTGAAAAGATTATTGACCCGATTCAATCTCGTTGTCAAATCTTTAACATAGTACCACCATCAAAGAAAGAAGTTGCACAACACATCGTAAGCATTTTGGAGAGCGAGAAAGTTACATACAACAAAGAACACCTTGTTAGTATTATCAATTCAAACTATCCTGATATTCGTAGAGTTATTAATACAACTCAACGATGCGTAATCGATGGTAAACTGAAATTAGATGAATCAACATTAGTGGAAGCTAATTACTTTTCAACTATTGTTGATTTACTGAAATCAAATAAAAACAAAAAAGAGAAGTTTGAAGGTATTCGTCAGATACTTGCAGACAATCATGCGAGAGATTTTAATCAACTGTTTCGTTATCTCTATGATAATGTAGATAGTTACGCAAGCGGTTTTGTATCAACTATTATTTTAATCATTGCAGAGACACAATATAAAGATAGTTTTGTGGTTGACCACGAAATAAATGCAATGGCAATGTTTATTCAAATTATTATGGAAATTGAACAAAGGAGGAAAGGATGAGTGTATTTGATATTAATGGAGGTGGACAACCACCAGGACAAGAAGGACAAAGAATTAATGTTGACTTAAATCAAGCAAGTGATATTGCTTGTTCTAATTGTGGCGGGAAGTTTTTTCATGCAGTAACATTCTTTAAAAAGATTTCTGCATTACTTTCACCAACTGGACAAGAAGGAATTATTCCAATTCCAACATACGCTTGTCTTGAGTGTGGAAATATTAATGAAGAATTTTTACCATCAAAAAGACAACAACTAAACGATTAATAGGATTTTAATAATGGCTGCTAAGAATATATTCGACCACTTAAAAGGTGTTACACTACGTAAGACAAAGTGGGAAGACTTATCTGAAGAAGATAAGAAGAGTTGGAGTAACTATATGATTTCACGTTTCTTCTCTATGGAGCCGGAATTTGTGGAAGTTATAAACGAATTTCAAAAATACTCGAATGGAATATTATCATCAGAAGATTATTATAAACTATTATCGGATACTCTACCAAAACATTCGTTCTTTCTAAAGTATGTTAAAGCTAAGAACAGAGTTAACATAGAACCAGAAATGATTACTTTATTTTGTAACCATTTTCAACTTGGAAAGAGCGAAGTGTTTGAGTATATTCGTTTTCTGAAAACTACTAATCCAACCGAACTTACTACTATACTAAAGAAGTACGGTACTAAGGAAGACGCAATAAAAGATTTTGAAAAGAAATTGAAGACAATAAAATGAGGAACAGAATGTCAATTAAAGAAATAGATTTAGGAAGGAAACAAAGTGGTGTTGTTTCCGAAATGGAAGAAAAGTTTCCTACTATGACTAAAGAATTTAAACGTATTCAGCAAGAACAGTACGAACTATTCTGTGGAAAACAAAAGAACTATGGTCCAGATAATATTTCCATGGGAAGTAATCTTGAGAGAGAGGATGATCGTAAACTTTCTTTACAAGGTTTATTTTTTAGAATTAATGATAAAATAAACAGATACAAACAAATGATTATGTTTGGTTCACAGGATGCAGTTGGTGAATCTCTAAATGATACATTCAAAGATATTTCTGTTTATGGAATTATCGCACAACTTGTTCAATCTGGTAAATGGGGGAAATAATGAGTACATATATATGGACTTCGGAATATGTAAGTGAAGGTCATCCTGATAAAATAGCTGACCAAATATCAGACGCAGTTCTTGATTGGTACTTGGAAAGAGATCCAGATGCAAAAGTTGCGTGTGAAGTAATGGTAAAAGATAGTGATATTTATGTTTCTGGTGAAATAAAATCAACGGTTGATAAAGATAAAAGAACTTTAGAATTATCACTAACTCGATTAATTAGAGGACTTATAAAAGACATTGGGTACACAAAAGAAGAATCTCCTTTCTTTAATTCAGACTATTGCCGTATTCATTTCAATATATCAACTCAATCATCAGAGATTAATCAAGCGGTTGATAAAGGAGATGTTGTTACAGCAGGCGACCAAGGTATTATGTTTGGTTATGCTACTCGTGAAACTCCAACATATATGCCGATAGCAATTTACTTGGCTAAAAAACTAATTGAAGTTGCAACAGATATTAGAAAAAAAGTTAGTAAATTAGGTCATGTACAGAAACTTCGTCCCGATATGAAGAGTCAAGTGTCTGTTGTGTATGACAATAATAAAGCAGTAGGTATTCATTCTGTTGTATTTTCAACTTGTCATTCTGAAATGATTTCGCTTCAACAACTTAGACAGTATTTCCATTCTGATATTTTACCAACGGTATTAGAAAGTATTCCAGAAGAACTTGCGGAACTATTTACAGATAAAACTGTTTACCATATAAACCCAGCAGGTGAATGGAATGTTGGTGGTCCAGTTTCTGACTGTGGATTAACAGGTAGAAAGATTGTAGTTGATCAATACGGTGCTGATTGTGAAATTGGCGGTGGTGCTTTCTCTGGTAAAGATCCAAGTAAAGTTGATAGAAGTGCAGCGTATATGGCTCGTCACATCGCTATAACAACACTTCATGAAAATCCAAAAGCAAATAAAATTAAAGTTCAATTAGCATATGTAATCGGTGAAGAGTTTCCTGTTTCATATCGTATATTTGATCCAACAACTGGCAAAGAATATGGACTTGGTAAATTTACTCATGCTGATTTAACTCCAAGTAGAATCATTGAAAGATTAAAATTAAAAACTCCTATTTATTTACAGACTGCCAAGTATGGTCATTTTGGAAATAAAGATTTAGAATGGGAGAAAATTGGATGAAACTAAAAGACTTGATAATGGAAGCGTTTACTCTTAGTGGTAGAGTTATGTTATATCACTTTTCAAAAGAAGATTTAGGAAATGTAGCAGTTCTCGATCCGGCATTATCAAGTCAACGTCCATCCTCTTGGTCACGTAATGATTATAGACTATCGAAAGTACCAAGAGTATTTTACTATACAGACTTAAATAAAGTTGAGCATATGGTTAAGAGTAATAATTTATATGCAGCAGAATATGATGGTACTAGAATATTAAATGTACAGCAGGTATTGAAGGAGTATCAAACAAATCCAGATTCACTTGCTATCAAAAATCCAAACGCTTTCAAGATAATGCAATCGTCCGTAAACCAATATGGTGTATTAGATTACGATGCTATGTTAAGAACAGCAGGCCAATTCTTTAGTGGTGTATTCTATGATACTGGTAACTTACCTATTGTCAATTTATTCGTACCATTAAGGGCAAAAAAACAAAATGTCTGATAAAAAAATATCATTTTCACAATATCAAATGTGGAAAGGTTGTCCACACAGATGGAAACTTGTTTACAAAGATAAGGTTGGTATTTTTACCCCAAACATAGCAATGTTGTTTGGAACGGTAATGCATGAAGTTCTGCAAGAATATGTAAAGACTATATATGAAAAATCAATAAACGAAGCCAACGCTTTAGAATTAGATACTATGCTTCAGAATGGTTTGAAGGAACATTATAAAAAAATACTTACTGAAACAAATGGTGTACATTTCTCAAATCAAAATGAACTTGCTGAGTATTGTAATGATGGTATTGAAATTCTAAAATGGTTCAAGGCACATAGAGCAGACTTCTTCTTAAAGAAAGATTATGAGTTAGTTGGAATAGAATTACCAATTAATATAATTCCACTTGAAACTCATTCAACTGTAAGACTTGTTGGATTTTTGGACTTGGTAATAAAGAATACAAAAACAGATGAGATTTATATTTACGATTTCAAAACAAGTACTGGCGGATGGGGTAAGTATCAAAAGAATGATAAAGCAAAAGTATCGCAACTTGTTTTGTATAAAACATATTACGCAAAACAATACAATGTTAGTCCAGAAAATATTCACATTGAATATCTTATTCTAAGAAGAAAGATACGGGAAGATGCTGAATATGAAGTAATGAAAAAAAGAGTTCAACGATTTGAACCATCGCACGGAAAAGTTTCTCAGAATCAAATTCAAAAAGAAATACACGAATTTATAACCACCAACTTTACAGAAGACGGTGAATTTAAGTTAGATGTTGTTTATACACCAGAAGGTGGTAATGACTATTATAATTGTAAATTTTGTGATTTCAACAAGTCTGAAGAACTATGTCCAAAAGAAAAAAGAAATACCCTACCGTTCTAAAATAATTTCTACTATTTTCTATTGTTTTCTATAATTGGTATATACTTATGTATGTATGGAATTAATATAAACATTGGAGAAAATCGTGGATGAAAAATCTAAATATTCAAGTATTCAAATTCGGCAAAATATTAAAGCTGATATGCTAAAATATTGTACCGAAAATGGTTACAAATTAAGTGGATTGGTTGAGAAGTTGATTCAAGCACATTTGTCTGGTAGTTTATCTATTTGAAAAATAAATTAAATTTATAAAGGTTTTGTATGGCAAAGAAAAAAATATTATTATTATCTGACGATTTAAGGCTAACGTCTGGTATAGCAACCGTTTCTCGTGATATGGTTATAGGAACGGTACAGCATTATGATTGGGTACAGGTTGGTGCTGCAATTAATCATCCAGACAAGGGTAAAGTTTTAGATTTATCCCAAGACGCAAGAAACTTAACTGGAGTTCAAGACGCTTCTATTAGGATATATTGTAACGATGGTTATGGCGATTCTATGTTATTACGTAGAATGATAGATACAGAAAAGCCAGATGCAATATTACACTTCACAGATCCAAGATTTTGGGGTTGGTTGTATAATATGGAACACGAAATAAGAACTAAAATTCCGCTGATGTACTTGAACATTTGGGATGGTGCGGGTTTAGTTGGAAATTCTCCAACAGATCCAATGTGGAATAAAGAAGCGTATGCTAGTTGTGATTCATTAATGGCAATTTCAAAACAAACATATGGTATAAACAGTAGAGTGTTAAAAAGATTCGGTGAAGAAGTTCCAAAACACAGAATAACTTATATTCCACATGGTATCGATTCTACAATGTTTCATCCAATAACAGAAGATTCTGAAAAATGGAATGAGTTACAAGAAGAAAGTAAAAAGATTCGTGGAGATAATTCAGATAAGTTTGTTGTTATGTGGAATAATAGAAACATACACAGAAAACATCCAGGTGACGTTGTTCTTGCATATAGAGAAATGTGTAGTTTAATAGATAAAGCAGGTGGAAATGCTGCAGAAGATTGTGTATTACTAATGCACACCCAACCCATGGATCCAAATGGAACAGACTTGGTTGCTTTAGTTGGTGAACTTTGTAACGATTATTCTGTATTGTTCGATGAAAAAGTTATACCGAGTGAAAAACTAAATATATTGTACAATGTAGCAGACGTTGTATTTAATATGGCTTCAAATGAAGGTTTCGGTTTGGGAACAGCGGAAGCAATTACAGCAGGTACTCCGATTGTTGTAAATGTCACAGGTGGTTTACAAGACCAATGTGGTTTCATAAATCCAAAAACTGGCAAGTATTTTACACCAGATGATTACTTAGAAGTACACACACTTCATAGAAAAGATGAATGGGGACACTTAGAACACGGTGAATGGGTTAAACCAGTTTGGCCATCAAACATTTCATTACAAGGTTCTATACCAACTCCTTATATTTTTGATGATAGAGCAGACTTTAGAGATATTGGAAAAGCGTTGTATGAATGGTATAAAACCCCAAAGGCAGATAGAAAACTCGCAGGAATTAAAGGGCGTGAATTTGTAAGCAATAAAGATGTTGGTATGACACGTAGTTTAATGTGTGAAAGAGTAGCGGATAGTATAAATGAAACACTTGAAAAGTTTGAACCAAGAAAACGCTTTGAATTACATTTAGTATGAGGATAAAATGAGTTATAAACCAGAATTAGTATTTTGTGGACCAATTGCAACTATGAGTGGTTATGGTGCACACGCAAGAGATTTATTACTTTCTCTTATAGAAATGGATAAATTTAATATAAGTGTAATTTCTATAAATTGGGGAGAGACTCCAATGAATGCACTTAGTCCTGAAAATGAAGAACATAAACGAATATTAGATTTAGTTAGAACCACACCATTGCAATCTCAACCAGATGTTTGGATTCAATGTACTATTCCAAATGAATTTCAACCAGTTGGTAAATATAATATAGGAATTACAGCTGGGATTGAAACCGATATTTGCGCACCAGAATGGATTGAAGGTTGTAATAAAATGAATATGGTTATTGTACCGTCTC